AAATAAAGGGGCTAATCATGGCAAGACTAAAAATCGTTCGTATAGATGGAAGCGTTATCGAGGGTGAAATCACTCCAGCAGTGGAGTATTCATTTGAGTTATACGCTAAAAAGGGCTTCCACCGCGCATTTCGTGAAGATGAGATGCAGACTTCGGTGTATTGGTTGGCATGGGAAGTCACACGCAGATCAGGTGAAACTGTTAAGCCTTTTGGGGTTGAGTTTATCGAGACACTTAAGAGTGTTGAGGTATTAGACTCAGACCCTTTAGCTTAAAGCGCGATTATCCATTCACCTATCTAATCGCTCGCTTGAGCATTAGGTTGGGAATCGCGCCACAGCAGTTGTTAGAGTTAGACCCAATAATGCTTCAAGCCTTGTTGAAGGGTCTCAAAGATGAGCAAAAGGAGATAAGCGATGCCAACAGAAGTAAAGGGCGCACTCGCACTCCGTAAGGCTCTTAAAGATTTTGCTCCAGACCTAGCTAAAGAAACTCAGAAAGAGTTAGGCAATCTTCTTAAGCCAATTACTAATAAGGCTAGAGGATTTATTCCAGCAACAGCTCCTTTAAGTGGATGGGCTAGAAGTAGTTCAACTGCTTGGGGCAGTGATCGTATTTGGAGTACAGGAAAAGCCAAGCGCGGTATTGGATATAAGACCACACCATCTAGACCTAATAAGCAAGGCTTTAGAGCATTAGCGCGTGTTGTCAATGCTTCCGCTGCTGGTGCAATTTATGAGACTGCTGGTCGCAAGAATCCTAATGGTCGCGAGCAAGCTCCTATGGCTAGAGTTGTGCGTGAGAGCCAAGCCAACTATGGCAAAATGATTCGTTCAGGTAATAAGAATCAATCTAAAAGCAATAACCCTCAAGCGGGCGCGCAATTTATTGAAGCTATGAATCAATATGGCCAGATAGCAGATGCCAATAATCAGACTGGCGCTGGGCGTAGGTCACGCAAAATGAAAGGTCGAGCAATCTTTAGGGCATGGGCTGAAGATGGCGGTAAGACAAACGCAGCAATTATAAAGGCTATCGAAAACTCTAAAGTAAAGTTCTATGCAGAAATGAGACCTAAATAATGGCTGTTGATCCATCAGTAGTTATTAACTTAGCAGCTGAATACACTGGCAATAAAGCCTTTAAGCAAGCCGATACTGCTGTAGGAAAACTTAATAGCAATGTCAAGAAACTTGCAGGTACATTTGGAATCGCATTTGGCGCAACGGCATTAGTCCAATTTAGCAAGACAGCAGTAAAAGCCTTTGCAGCGGATGAAGCAGCAGCCCTTAGACTCAACCGAGCAGTAGAGAATCTAGGCATTGGCTTTGCTAATCCTGCCATTGCTGACTACATTGACAAATTAGAAACCTCAGCTGCGATTGCGGACGACATTCTCCGTCCAGCGTTTCAAGGTTTGCTTACCACTACTGGCTCATTGACCCAATCCCAGAAACTTCTCAATGATGCAATCACGATTAGCCGAGCCTCTGGCATTGATCTAGCCACAGTCACACAGGATTTAGGTAAGGGTTATGTTGGAGTTACTCGAGGTCTAGTCAAATACAACTCAGGTTTGACAAGGGCTGAACTTACGACAATGTCGTTCAATGAGATTTTGTCAGTTATCTTAAAGAAATCAGCTGGAGCAGCAGAAGATTACCTAACTACAACTTCTTACAAAATGGATGTCTTAAGCACTGCAACAGGAAAGGCTTCTGAACTTATTGGTGAAGGGTTTGTTGATGCCTTAGCCCGAGCAGCTGGCGGAACAGAAGCAAGTGATGCGGTTATTTTCTTAGAAACGATGGCTGGGTTATTTAACAAAGTAACACTTGCAGCAGGAACTAGTGTTGGCGCGATTCCTACTCTTGCGCAGAATCTAAAAAAATTAGGTAAAGACATTTTCTTTGGCTTTGTAGGCAAGCAAGTAGGAGGAAATGTTGTATCCCCACTTAAAAAGGAAGAAGCCAAACTTACTCTTACTGAAAAGAAGCAGCAAGAACTTCTGGCTAAAATGGAGAAAGATGCATTACGCAGAGAGAAAGAAAGACTTGCTCTGCTTAATAAACAGAACACAGCTAAGAAACTTCAAGGTGTTATTGACAAGGCTAACCTTGCACTTGGTAAAGCTACTGATGTTTTTGATATGGATGCTATTCAACTCAATGCAGCCCAAATCAATCAAGCAGAACAATTAGGCAAGGTAACTAGCACTGCTCAACTTCTTGCTATTACCAATGATATGACTCGCCTAAAGATTAAGCAGGATATTGCCAACCTTGAAGATGCTATTGCTTCTAAGGATGAAGCTCGCATTACAGCTGCTACAAACCAACTCAACCAAGACCTTAAAATCTTAGGAACCTTGCAAAATCAAAATCTCAAACTGGCTGATATTAAGTCTATTTTGGATAAGATCGTACCTAAGGACTTAATCAATCTTGCTAATCTAGATGCTGCTATTGCTAAATTGAATGCTATGAGTAGCATGACTGGTCAGGCCAAGATAACTGGTGCTGGTACGAGTACAGGCGGAGTTAGCCCTTCTGGTATTCCCATTGGCGATTTTGTGCCTAAGATTCCAACAAGCGGTGTATCTATGGCAGCAATAGAGGAGTTCGCCGCTGCTGCTACAGCCAGAGCCAATGCAATGGCTGACCTGCTAGATGCACAGAATGCAGCAGATGCAGCAGCATTTGCCAAGAGTTCTTTGTATAATTTTGCTGTAACTATCAATACTGGCGTGGGAGACCCTAACGCCATTGCCGAGACCCTTGACCAATATCTACAGGGCGCAGTTGATCGTGGCACACTAAGGTTGCGTTAATGGCTTGGCTTCCAGAATGGCGAATCAGTGTAGGCGATGATGTTTATACAACTGTCACTTCTGTTTCTTTTGCATCTGGTCGCTTAGACATTGATAGACAGGCTACTGCTGGCTACTGCCAAGTACAGATTATCAACACCACTGGAGCAGATTTCACAATCAATGTAACTGAACCAATACTTCTAGAACTAAAGAACTCAAGTGGTACTTATGTTACTGTATTTGGTGGGGAAGTTTCAGACTTTAGTGTTGGTGTTAGAAGCCCAAATGAGACTGGCTTTATTACCACTGGAACAATTTTAGGTATTGGCGCACTGGCTAAACTGACTAAGGCAATCTACAACACTGCCCTAGCAGAAGCCTTAGATGGCGCACAAATTGCAGAAATCCTAGGACAAGCTCTTAACCTTACTTGGGCAGAAGTTACCCCTACCGTGACTTGGGATACATACCCTGCAACTACTACATGGGCTGAAGCAGAGACTTACATCGGCACTATTGACGCAGGCTTCTACACGATGATTGCACTTGCAGCTAGTGCATCTGCCAAGTCTCAAACCCTTGCAGACCAGATTGCCACTAGCGCACTAGGCACTGTCTATGAGGAAAAGGACGGCGATGTTAGTTATGACGATGCAGACCATCGATCTAACTACCTTGCTGCTAATGGCTTTACTAACCTTGATGGCTCTTATGCAACTCCTAGCAGTATCCAGTCTCAGACTCAGATTGCCCGCATCCGCAACAGCCTTATCTATCGCTACTCCACAGCCTATGGTTCGACCTACAGCACCTCTGATAGCGACTCTATAGCCTCTTACGGCCTCTTTGAGCGTTCAGTCGATTCCAACATTAAGAACCTTTTAGACATCACTGATATTGCCACTAGAGAGTTAAACCTACGCAAGAACCCTAGAGCCTCATTGGGAGCAATTACTTTTAGACTTGATAACCCAGATATGCCTAGCGCAATGCTGGACTCACTTATTGGCGTGTTTTTTGGCCAGCCTGTCTTGATTACTAACTTGCCTACTAACTTGTTCGGTGGCTCTTTCGATGGCTTTGTCGAGAATGTAGCCTTGCGAGCAACACCTAGTTATACAGAGATTACCCTTTACATCTCAGCTACAGATTTCTCACTATCCACTACCCAGTGGGAAACAGTATTGCCTGCCTCTCTAATTTGGACAGGCGTAAATGCTACACTTATCTGGTCTAACGCGACAGGAGCACTAACCTAATGGCAACAACAACACCCAATTTTGGATGGTCAGTACCGACATCCAGTGATCTAGTAAAGAATGGTGCTACAGCCATTGAGACACTAGGCGACTCTATTGACGCATCTCTAGTTGATCTTAAAGGTGGCACGACAGGTCAAGTGCTTGCTAAGACAACTGGCACAGACATGGACTTTACATGGACTACACCTTCTGCTGGTTCTTCTGGTTCATCTTATGTAGCTGGTAAGAACTTTATTATTAACGGCGGCATGGATATATGGCAACGCGGTACTTCAATAGCATTTACTAGCACACGCGTTTATACAACAGACCGTTTCCAAGCTTTACAAGCCTCAGGCGGAAACTGCACAGTAAGCCGACAAGCAACAGGTGACACAACAAACTTACCTAATATTCAATACGCAGCAAGAGTGGGGCGCGATAGCGGTACAACTCAAACAGGGGCAGTTTATTTTGCACAGACTATTGAGACTATCAACTCAATACCTCTTGCAGGGCAAACAGTTACTGTTTCTTTTTATGCTCGCAAGGGTGCTAACTTTTCCGCTACCTCAGATATTCTTAATCTTGTTGTGGCAACTGGTACAGGCACTAACGAAAATATTTTGGCTGGCTTCACTGGTAGTGCTACACCAATATCTACAACTAAAACACTTACTGCAACTTGGCAAAAGTTTAGCGCAAGTGCAACTTTAGCAAGCACTACAACTGAAATTGGTTTTTATGTTTATTATAATCCAACTGGTACTGCAGGGGCAGCAGATTATTTAGAAATTACAGGCGTACAATTAGAAGAGGCGGCTAGTGCCTCTGATTTTAGCCGAGCAGGTGGAACCATAGCTTTAGAATTAGCCGCTTGCCAGAGGTACTTTATTGCTTACGCAGAAACAAGTAATGATTTTATTGGTATGGCGTCTATTTATTCAGCAAGTCAAGCAATCGTTGGCATATCACTACCAGTTTCAATGAGAACTAGACCTACTTTAGCGCAAAATACTGCTGGAAGTTATTACGCAATTACTAGAACATCTACGGCTACTGGTTCTAGTTTTTCAACTGCCATTATAGACACTAATAATTTCCAAAATGTGCAAGTGTATTTTTCAGGGTCAGGTATGACCGAAGGTTTTGCTGGTTATTGTTATCTAAATAACACGACAGGTTATTTATGGTTCATTGCAGAGTTATAGGAGATAAAAAATGACAAATCCAACTTATGAAGTTATTGATACCCCATCAGGCAATCAAGTAATTATGGCTTATTATGAAAATGGTTATACATTGTCAATACCAAGTGACCCAGCCAACTCTGACTTTCAGGCATATCTAAACAAAGATAACCCCGATTATGGCAAAGTTATCTAAAGCTGCTATCCAGTTAAGGGAACAGTTAGATGATTCCTTCCCAGATCGTGATAGGGCATCGGATGGTTGGGTCGGTGATACCCGACACGCTGCTCGCAAGTCTGATCATAATCCAGATGAGCAGGGCTGGGTTCGTGCCATTGACATTGACGCAGACTTATTCGGTGCAGGAGTCAAGCCGCATATCATGCCAGACCTTGCAGATCAACTTCGAATCAGTTGCAAGTCTAAGGCAGAAAAGCGCATCTCGTACATTATATTTAACGGCAGGATTGCGTCTCCCGTCCTTAACTGGAAGTGGCGCAACTACACAGGGGCTAACAAACACCTTCACCACATGCATGTCAGCTTTAAGAAAGAAGCTGACTTACTGGGTGAGTTTTTTCAAATACCTATGTTAGGCGGAGAATAATGAATGAACTAAAGACAGCAGCAGGTTCTTGGGCTAGAGCCTTTTTAGTAGCAGTAATCTCAATGGCAGCTGCTGGGGTCACTGACCCTAAGGCTCTTATTGCAGCAGGTGTTGCTTCTATTCTGCCACCAGTTATGCGCTATCTCAATGTCAATGATCCCGCTATGGGAATTAAGAAGTGACGCAGCAGGATTTCTTTACTTTCTATCTAGCAACTCTCGGTGTCATTGGGGGTCTTGCTGGTTATGTGATTACTCATCTGTTGTCTGAGATTAAAAGACTCAACACGCGAGTTGATGAAATCTACAACATCTTACTAGACAGGTAACATTCTGCTATGGCAAGAAAAGCAAAAGAGCTAGAGGAACAGGGTTACTCAAAACTTGATGCTTACTGCATCGGATTACATGAGTATTGGAAGTCATTGCGTAAAGCGGGTTTCGCTGAAGGTGTCGCGCTATTTATGATTACTGATACTCAGTCCTATCCTGCATGGATTCTGCCAGACCCAGTCGATCCAAACAGGTTCGGCGATTATGAAGATGAGGACGATGACTAAACGCCGATACTTGGTTATCTCGGATTTACAAATCCCTTATCACCATGAGCAAGCTGTTAAGAATCTTATCAAGTTAGTAAAGCGAGAGAAGTTCGACCTTATCCTTAATACGGGTGATGAGTTGGACATGCAGTCTCAGTCGCGCTGGGCGCAGGGTACTGCTTTAGAGTGGGAAGGTACGCTAGATGCTGACAGAAGCCTTGCGCAGGATATTCTCTATGAACTCGGCACAACAGATGTCACTCGGAGCAATCACACAGACCGCCTATACCACACACTATTACGCGCAC